CGAGTGTATCCTCTGTTTCATCATCAAGCCCAGTATTTTTGATACGACTGAGCTTGTCATCGATTCGTGCACAGATAGCCTGTGCATTATCGAGCTTACTAAAAATGTTGTCAGGGCTCAAGGCACTATCGCCATAAGCTCTGTTCTTGCTCAACAGCAAGTCGCGGATGTTGTTACACGTCCACTTAATGTTGTTTTGTGTTGTTTTTGACATTGTATCACTTTGTGTATATACTTTTAACACGTCTAGTTATTTAAAGGTTTGCGTTGTTAGTGGTCCCCGTTTGCTTGATAGAGCTTGCTTAATAGAGCATGTATAATAAAGATATATAATATAGACACTCTGTGTTAGTAGTATATAGTGCTCAGTGTAGACTACTTTCAAAAATTGCTCGATTTGTGAATACCCCTAGACGATGTCTTGAACCGGTGGGGGCCTGCTTTTTTTAGACGGGGGATAGGGCGCGCCGGGAAAAAAATATAAGATAATAGCGCGCGCGCCCCAAAAAATTCGAGCGGGATTTTTTCCTTTATATACCCCCATATATCTCGCGTGTGAATTCGTGCTCATCGTGCTCAGCGATAACTATATATGTATGCTCGCGTTGGTATAGTAGCGAGGAAATAATATGAACGAAAAATATTACATCTATAAATTAGCCAGACAGGTAGAAAAAACAAGCTACCACCATTATGATGTCCTAATGGGCGACAGCATTGATAAGGGAGCCGTTTATTACGGACTAACTCAAGACCCTCAATCAAGGCTCTCAAAACACAGACCTAAAAAGGGTCATGACATCAGCTTAATAGTAATAGCTGAATTTGACAATTGCTGGGAAGCTTTAGAGCATGAGGCAAGCTTAGTAGCTCAACACTACCGAGCATATGGCTCAGAGCCAGAGTGTCAAGGTATGGCCAACACAGGCCACAGGGGGGCATAAGGGGGATACCCCCCCTATACCCAAAAGCTTATTAAGAGGCTTGCTATAGGTAATACAGAGGAAAACATGAATACAGAAAACGAACTAATCAGAATGGGATTCGAAGAATCCGAGTCAGCTAACGACCTCATAGAGGATATGTGCGAGTGCTGTGGCGACGCAGTCCAAGCCCACAGGGCCAGAGGCTACAAGGTATGCCTTGACTGCTTTCACGAAATGGGGGTCTAAATATGACTTCCAAAAGTAACTTTAAAAGAATGTTCGAAGAAGCAGAAAATGCACCTGCTTTTTCAGAAGAACAAAGAAGAGCCGAAGCAAATATTTGGTCTTGGAATGTTTCATCTAATTATAAAATTTGGGATGAACTCGCAAAGGATTGCAGAAATAAAAGAGAGTGGAATGAATTTGCAAAATATGTTTTGAAAGAAATTCAAGAATACGCAGAAATAATGAAGGAGGTAAAAAATGTTAAGAAGTGAAATCATCACGGGCATTCAAGCCCTAAGACATGAAATTGAAAAACTCGATTTGAAAGAAGGCGATGTAGAATTTTATGATAATATTTTATGTGAATGTAGAATGTTAGTTTTACAAAATGAAGCTAATGACCCTTACGCACCACACATGCGTTAAGTATATATACTTCATTCGCCAGCCAAGGGGGTATATAAACCCCCTAGGTACATAAAAAAATTTTTCCACCCGTGTGAAAAAAATTTTCACCAAAAAGTGTGAGCGGGATTTTTCCCTTTATATACCCCTGTTTAGGTTTTTGGGTCTATCGTCGAGAGGCCTCACCCAAAGCTATATTACTTACCCCACTATTGGTAATATACGAGGAAACAAAATGAGTGACCATCTACATGATACATTTGGCAGTTGCGAAGACTGTGGGCTTGATAGTCGATTATTCGGCGGACTATGTGAAGATTGTGATGAACAAATGTTCAGCACTTTTTGGACAGGTGATGATGATGATTTTTGAAATTGTCATCTTCCTGTTATTTGCTTTTAGCTTTATTGTAAGCTTCTGTGAAGCATTTGAGGTTTGGTAGATAACCTTATATAGAGACTGCCTATTGGTAATACAGAGGAAAAACATGGCATTAAAATTCAACAAGAGATGGAGACTATTAGCAAAACAAATTGGAGGTAAGAAATGAAAAGAAACACCAAAGACGGATATAAAATAATCAACAAGGGAACAGACGCCAGAGGTAATAACTATTGGTTAGTCTATGACCCTGTAACAGGTGGTAGTAAATACATCTGGGACAAGGGCCACGTGTGGGCTGGTTTTAAAGGGAGTCAACTCAAATAGAGTAGGGTATATAAAGGAAGCCAGCCGCCCTTTTCCACGCGAGTGAAAAAACCTTTATATAGACCCCTGCTATTGGTATATTATGAGCAAAATGAAAACCGGCGGAAGCCCAAAAAGGATGACAGACAACACTTGGACCATGGTCCGACAATTGAGGGCAATCCTTAAATAGGGTGTCTCTATTGGTATTATAGGAGGAAAAGAAAACATGACAACATATCAAGCATGGTTAATCAGTCACATGGTTAACGTATCATACGCAACAAGAAAATTAGGTTAAGTAATCCGAGAAGATGAAAATAGCAAAATAGTATTGCACTCGGACTAAGAGGGTTTCAGGGGCCGAATCCCGACCCTCACTTATATTTGACATGAGTATAGGTAATATTGTTTACTGCGTCAAACGGTGACAATATTATTATGTTTGTTGATGGGACGCTAGCCCCATTAACGTGTCTAATACACACACATTTAACTATACAAAAGTGGTTGCCTGACAAGAAGGGCGAAGGGTAAAATAATCCCCTTACAGTAAAGGTATCCTGTAAAAGTTCCAGATGCGAGTCTGGTCGGTTTGTAAGAAGGGACCCAGTTGTAAGTCTGGTGAAGCCTGAGGGGTTACCGAGTTCCCCGACCACACCTTATTATTCTTTATATACCCCTGTTTAGGGGCTGCGCTTTTCCACACGTGTGAAAAAACCTTTATATAGGGTGGTGCTATTGGTATTATATGACAAGGAAACACTTTAGAGCAATAGCCCAGCTATTAGCCAAGCATGACGCAGACCTAAACATGGTCCGAGACTTCGCCGGGATGTGCGCAGAATACAACCCACGCTTTGACAGGGAAACCTTTATAAGGGCCTGTTCAATGGAGTAGTATGACTAAAATACAAGACATGAGAAACGACTTTCGTTTCCGAAGAGCACCACGCCGAACCATACAAAAGAATAAAATTGATTCTGGAGTATTAGACCAACTAACAGCTATCCGTATGGGATTGGCTGAGGACGTGAGACATGAGTAAAGAAGACGCAACTGAGAGATATATACAATATCTTAAAAGAATAATGGGGCAGATAAAATGAGAAGTATCTTAGACATCTTAGACGACATGGTCATCTCTGGTATTGACAGCGCAGGAGATTATATTGTCCTGTGCGGTTGTGAAGACGCACCTTGTTGCGGGTGTAACTTATGAGTTACGACAAACCATTAAAACGCAATTGGAAAAAGAAAACTAATAAGATTATCAAAAAGGGTTCAACTCGTTAGCTCGTTTGTTTTCAACCTCTAAGGGGAGTTATTACCCTTCTCCCCACCGGGGTTTCCACTCGGGTGGAAAAAGCTTTATATAGGAGGTCCCTATTGGTATTGTATGACTAAAAATCTATGTAATAAAACAAGAGATAGAAACGACCCTTATGAGGTCTGGCAAGGGCCAGCAGGATTTGAATGGAGAGTTCTCAAGAAATACCAAAATGCTGAGAATGAAGCCAAGAATCCATACGCTCGCTGGTTCTGTGCAGTAAAGAGCAACTACACCTATGGTGAGTTTGAGCTCGGAGATGTTTATGTCTCTGAGATTAAAGACAATGGGGTAAAGGTTAAATAGACCTACCCTATTGTAGTATTACAGTTAAGGCACGTGCTTAACACGTGACGTGAGTAGCTGGACAAGAATAGACCATTAGCAAACAATCCCCGTATCGACCTTCCCTGACCGGACTGAACCATCCCTAATCGGTTGTCAGCTGAGAGAGTTTCGAAACAACGTGTAATTAAATGTTGTATCACCGGAATCAAATAAAAGATAAAGGAGAGGAAACTAATGAAGGAATTCTCTTCATCCTCCTACGCCCAACACGCCTGAAGGTTCGCCTTTTGCCTGTTGGCATGTCACACCCTAATGGGTCGCTACGTATGAAGATTGTCGCACCCTGTGGCAACCGCTCCTCAAGGTAGGCTTTAAATTCTAATTAGAGCCTTGGGTGAAGTTGCCAATCTATTTTTTCCACGCGGGTGAAAAAAGCTTTAAATAGACCCCCACCCTTGGTATTACATGAGCCAAGCAGTTCAAACTAAGAGTGCCTTGCCGTGGCAAGGTGCAGGTGAGAATGTCGACTACTTTGTTGAAGTCGGCACGACTCCATATGGTAAGTATGGATTATACAAAGAAATGGTATCTGTCGGAACAGATGGCCGAGGGAAACACATAGAAATAGCTGAGTCTGTGAGAATGTCTAACCCAGACATCTTTAACCGTCTAAGACTACGTCAGGTAGTGAGCAGAGGTTAAGCTTAAATAGGGACACCCTATTGGAGTAGTATGACTAAAGCAAAAATGGATTACCTTTGGGCACCTAAGTCTGAAGGTATAGTAAGTGGAATACTTGACCACATTGGAATAACTAAAGTCGGTGAGTCCGAACGTTATCCAACAGGAGTTAAGTATGATTGTCTGATTGCCATCGCTGATGTGGTTGGAACGAAAGAAGAATTCGCTTCAATGATTGCATCACGAACACATGGACTACAATCTGATAGACAAGCAACAGTAAGAAGCCCCTCCGTAGATTCAGTAGTATCTGCTTTACAATCTGGTAAGATGAGTGAAGCTGATTTGAAAGAAGCTATGAAGAAAGCTGGACTGTTGAAGTAAACGCTGAACACAGCGGTTAACAAGCAAACACGTAGGGGAGGCGATTCCTCCCCCATATTATGTTAATGGGATAGCTTCCCGTTATAGTGAGTGGCCGAATAACCCCTTCCCAAAGGGGGTAAGGCACACAAACCTGCCCCAACGGACGAGTGTCTGAGGGGATGGTGTAGTGGTAAGTGCGGACAATACGCTTAGTATTTGGGCCGGTAGTCTTTGGAGGTCAACCTTGAATCCTCCCTCACACCTTATTTTGACGCCCCTTGACTTCCGTTATCGAATGCAAAAACATCGAGGAAGGAATGCCTTACTAGCGCTAGTATATAAGTCAGGGGCTCATCTCTTTTTTTCCACGCGTGTGAAATTTCTCAGCTCAGCTCTACTCAGCTTGGGCTCTCTCAGTTTGCTATATTAATCAGTAAGCTCCATCGTGCAAAGGTCAGACCGGCGGGGTGAGAAACTGTGCTCTCAGTTGGATGAATTGCTTAACAGAGCCTGTTCTCAGTTGGTCGAACCGCCAAGGTGAGAAAATATGCTCTAAGTCGCACCGCCATAGTGAGAAACTGAACTAAAACTGGTTTAAGTTTGCTCAGTAGAGCCTACAAATGGGCTAAATAGAGCTTTTTTTGTTCTTTTTTTGTGTGAACAAAGAAAAGCTATATATATGAGCTACCCCTCTATATTATTATGCTCTATTAAGAATGCTCTATTGAACTAAGCTCTATTAAGCATGAACTATATAGCTCTATAATAAGGGAGATATATTAAGCTAAGAGATATATTGCATAATAGAGCTATATCTTAATATAGTAAATATAGGCTATACTCTCATCATAAGAAAATCACTAAAAAGCACCCCGTTTTTTTGTCTCAGTTTATTTTTGAGCACGGTGTC